GCCAATGACGAGATCAAGACATCCCGCTTAGCACCCTCCATTGCCGAGGAAACCGAGTATTTGCACGGGGAAGGTTCCCTTTGCACGGTCCTTGACACGATGGCGGCTCCGTATGTTGGAGCCAACAACTATCCCTTGATAAAGGGCTCGGGAAACTTTGGCTCCCGTTTCAGCGGACCCGGAAGCGCGGCCGCACCCCGCTACACCTACTGCTCTGTTTCCCCTCTGGTCAATGCCCTCATTCCGGATGTCTCCCGCAAGCTTTGCCCATCGCAGTCCTTTGAAGGACGACCCATTGAGCCGGAATTCTATGTTCCCATCTTCCCCATCCTCTTCCTCAATGGCACGGACGGGCTGTCCTCCGGTTGGAAAACCGCCATTTATCCCCGTAACCCCAAGGACATTGCCGCCTACATTGAAGCCGTCCTGGAGGAGAAGAAGGGCGGCAAGCCGGTCAGCGACAAGAGAAAGGCGTCAGTTGAGAAGTCTCTTCCTTGGTTCAAGGGCTTTGCCGGCGACACTTTGATGGAAACGGACTCTGAGGGCAACTCCGTGGTGGTGAATAGGGGCAAGATCAAGCGCCTGCACACCACCCTTCTGGAAATCACCGAAATTCCAATCACCTACAGTTATGCGTCCTACATCAAGGTGCTGGACAAGCTGGATGAGAAGGAGCCCCTGTTCAATGGTTACGACGATGAGTGTGACCCCAAGACAGATACCTTCAAGTTCAAGATACACGTCAAAAGGGACTTCTGGAACACCTATCCGGATGAAGCCAGCTGGCTCAAGCTCTTTGGATTGCAGAAGAACCTGAACGAGCAGTTCAATTGCGAGGGACCCGGCGGCAAGGTGTGGGAGTTCTCCAATGTGCGGGAAATCCTGGATGCCTATATCGGGGTTCGCCTTGACTATTATTCCAAGCAGAAGGAGTATCTGGTCAACGACCTGACGGAGCGACTTCGCAAGGACATCTCCAAGTATGTCTTTGTTCAGGGGGTGGTTGATGGAAATATCGTCATCGGGAACAAGAAGGTTGCCGAAATCGAGGCTGTGCTGGACAAGACACCCAGGATAATGCGGCTGGATGGCAACTATAACTATCTGCTGGCGCTCCCGATGAGGTCAATGACCGAGGAAACCCTGGAGAAGCTGAAAGAAGAAATGTTCGCTCTGAAAGCCGACTTGGACAAGGTCAAGGCGGCGCTTCCTGAAGACCTGTGGCTGGATGACCTAAGGGCGTTCAAGAAGCTGCTTGACTGAGAATTGAACTAGCCGTCGTAGTATCCGTGGAGAGGCTCCCCGTCCCAGACGTTGAGAGAGCTTGCGTATTTGCTTGTCATGAATCCGTGCTTTCCGAACCTCAGCGTGAGCGGTTCTTCGTTTGTCGGTTCTCCCGGGGTAGCTTCGTCTTCCGTCTGGCTGCCGACATAGTTAGACCGCAACCTTTGAACGACGATGGTGGACTTTCCACGCTTTGCAAGAACCTTGTAGAACGTATGCCGCACTCCGTCGTAGAGGTATGTGGAATACAGAATGTCGCCAACCTCGACGATTTCCGGAGTAGCTTCGGTTTCCTTGTTCCTCCATCCATGCGCGCTTTCGCGGACCAGTCTCTTCAGCTGTCCGAGGGTCAGGGTCACCTTGGTGTTTTCGTTTATGCTCTTCATTTGCTAAATTCAAGTTTGCGGTTCGTATTGTATTTACCGTCTCTGTTGATGAATGCAGTTCGTATAATAAGAAATCGAGGACATTTCAATGAGTTTCAGGATAATCAATTCCGACTGTCTGGATGCCATGCGAGCCATGCAGGAATCGTCTGTCGACGCAATCGTCACGGACCCGCCGTATGGACTTTCGTTCATGGGGAAGGAATGGGACAGTTTCGGGCAGGACGTGAGGCAGCCAAAGGACGGAGAGGTATTTCATGGGTCGAACACACCATACGGACGCGGCAAGGTAAGATATGGAGTCGGAAACAGCTATGGGGGGAATTCAGAAAATGCGATGGTGGCATTTCAGACCAATATGACTCCCATTTTCGCGGAAGCCCTGCGCGTTGCAAAGCCGGGAGCATATCTTCTGGCCTTTGGCGGGACTCGCACCTACCACCGCCTAGCCTGCGCCATCGAGGATGCTGGATGGGAGGTAAAAAATTGCATCGCATGGGTCTACGGTTCGGGATTCCCGAAAAGTATGAATGTGAGCAAGGCGATTGACAAGATGCTCGGTGCGGAGCGAGAGAGGCGGACGGATTATGTGGAGAGTATGACGAACGTCACCGTACCTGCGACGGCTGAGGCCCGCGAGTGGGACGGATGGGGAACTTGTCTTAAACCCGCATTCGAGCCAATCGTGATGGCGAGGAAGCCACTTATTGGAACAGTTGCGGAGAATGTTCTTGAATACGGCACGGGCGCAATCAACATAGACGCCTGCCGCGTGCCGACGGAAGACAATCTGAACGGAGGGGCATATTGCAAAGATGGAAATAGGGGAAATCTGTCAGGCGACGACAGAGACGACAAGGGCGCTGGAATGTTTGCTCCCGGAAAAACAACGGGAGAAGATTTCGTACAGCCATCCGGTCGATGGCCGGCCAATCTCATCCACGACGGCTCGGAAGAGGTAATGGAGTGCTTTCCCGACAATGTGAAGGGATGGACATGGAACCGCACGGACGGAGCAAGACCGTTCAACAACGAAGGGAAGCCGACCAATTACAAGTCCGCAGGCTCCGACAAGTCCGTAGGTTCCGCCGCACGGTTCTTCTACTGCGCCAAGGCATCCAAAGCCGACCGAGGGGAGGGGAACGACCATCCAACGGTGAAGCCGATTGCCTTGATGAAGTACCTGGTGAAGCTGGTCTGCCGTCAAGGAGGAACTGTTCTCGACCCATTCTGCGGCTCCGGCACAACCGGAATAGCCGCCGTCGAACTCGGGGACAGCTTTATTGGAATCGAACGGGACGGGCATTACTTTTCCATCGCCGAGTCGAGGGTCGGGAAAGCCGCCGAGAAGATAGACGAGACAGCCGAGCTATGATTGAAACCGACAAAATCTACAACGACGACTGCCTTAAGGTAATGGCGTTCATGCCGGACGATTCGGTGGATGCCATTGTCACGGACCCTCCATACGGTTTGAACTTCATGGGGGTCGCGTGGGACACCTTCGACGGACGGGAGAACGGAGGACGTTCCGACGCCACGTTCGACAAGGTTGGAGGAAACCACCATCCCGTGAATGCGGCAGACCAGACAAGGACGAGGAAGGCGGAGAACGAGAAGTTCCAGTCGTCCATGATTCCCATCTTCAAGGAGGCTCTTCGGGTTGCCAAGCCAGGCGCGCACCTTTTGGCTTTTGGCGGAACGAGGACATACCATAGGCTGGCTTGTGCGATAGAGGATGCCGGGTGGGAGATAAGGGATTGCATCATGTGGGTATACGGAAGCGGAGTGCCGAAGGGAATCGATGTGGCGAAGGCGATTGACATTGTCGGCGGCATCGACCCGAGAAGAAGCGCCGTCGCATTGGCGTCTGCACGGGAACGCGCCGGAATGAGCCGAGCCGAACTTGCAAGCAGGATTGGATGCACGGAAGGAAGCATACGGGACTGGGAGGAGGGCCGTGCAAGAACGAGGGGCGGCGCGAAGGAGTATGTCACTCCGTCCATCGAGTATCGGAACAAGTTGAACGGAATTCTCGGGTTCACGAAGGACGAGCGCGTCGTCCTCGGAATCGACGGCGCCGGGGACAGACGCGGCGACGGAACGGTGTATGGCCTTGGGTTTACTGGAAAGACCTATTCCAACGATGCTCATACAGAGCCTGCGAAGGAGTGGTCTGGATGGAGAACGGCGCTCAAGCCGGCTGTCGAGCCGATTGTCGTCGCTAGAAAGACATTGGATGGAACGGTCGCGTCGAACGTCCTGAAATACGGAACCGGCGCGTTGAACATCGACGGATGCCGGGTTCCGACGGAAGAAACCGTTGTAGTCCACTCTCCGGCGCGAAAGACGCTCTTGGATAGCGGGCACAAAGACCTAGGAACATGGGAGAACACCAAAGGTCGCTTCCCCGCTAACCTCATCCACGATGGTTCCGACGAGGTGCTTGCCCTCTTCCCTGAATCAAAAGGTGTTCTTGCTCCCGTCTATGGCAAGCAGGGGAATCAAAAGAGCTATACCGGAGACAACGGTATCTACGGACACTACGAGCAACGCGACACGCCGATGTTCCCTCGCGGAGATTCCGGCTCCGCAGCCCGGTTTTTCTACTGCGCAAAGGCGTCAAGGAAGGAGAAAAACCTTGGATGCGAATCCCTCCCTGACGGAAATTTCCATGTAACCGTCAAGCCTGTTGAACTGATGAGGTATCTCGTTCGGCTCGTGTGCCGCAAGGGAGGGCTTGTCCTCGACCCATTCGCCGGTTCCGGAACCACCTGTGTCGCCTGCAAGATGGAGGGAATGGATTTCATCGGCTGCGAGTTGAATTCGCAATACGCGGAAATAGCCGAAAAACGGATTTCCGCTTGGTTTGTCGAACCGGAAAAGGAAAATGCTGACGATGCTCAGGAGCAGGCTGAAGAGCCGCAGTCTCCAACGGAGACCGTCTACAATGTGGATGAACTTTAGGAATGACCGGACTTGATACAATCTACAACGAAGATTGCATCGAAGGGATGAAAAGACTCCCGGACGACAGCATTGACCTCGTTGTAACTTCCACTCCTTACAACAAGTCGTTCTTCTCGAAGCAGAAGAAGTCCAATCAGATTTTGGGGGATTCCAGATTGAGTATTCGTCATATGGGGACGATATTCCTATTGATGACTACGAAAGATGGATGATAGAGTTGATAAATCTCTGCATGAGGAAAATCAAGCCGTCTGGAAGCGTGTTCTTCAACCACAAGCCCATAAGGCATGACAACCGCATATACCATCCGATGTCGTTCATCCTGAAATCGGACGCGATTGTCTATCAGGAAATAGTGTGGAACAGGAAGAACTCTCCGAACATAAGGAAGGACATACTGCTTCCATGCACCGAAAGGATTTTCTGGCTGTGCAAGGGAAAGCCTGCGGTGAACAGGGATGCCGTTTCGCAGGAGTTCAGGAGCGAGGTGTGGAACATATTCGCCAAGCCGATGAAAGAACATCCGGCTCCGTTTCCGGTCGAACTTGCGAAGAACGCCATTCTTCTGACGACGAATCCGGGAGACTTGGTTCTCGACCCGTTCATGGGAAGCGGAACGACCGCCGTCGCGTGCAAGGAATTGAACCGACACTACATCGGATTCGAGATTTCAGCGGACTATTGCAGCCTTGCAGGTCGGAGATTGAACCAAGATGAACAGGTAAATGGAGAAAAGGAGAACAAGGATGAAAACCGCAACCCAGAGGATTTGCGGCTGGAGTATAGTAAGGAGTTCGAGAAGACTCCGGATTGATACAGTCCATCAATTGAAATTGACCTTTTTTGACTTGCAACGAGCATATTTCCCTGTGCTTGTTGCCGTCTTCGTAGTAAATATAGTTTGAACGCAAGTCGCAAAACACAGCATACAGGTCGATTTCACATGAAAATTACCCTTGACACACTCACCAAGGCCACTCGTCAGCTGGCACTTGAAAACAAAAAGTCCGACGAATTGGACACGGAACTTCCCGAGGAGGTCAAGGCCTTCTTCGCGGACGACATGGGGTTGGACGATGACGAGGTTCTCAATACCGAAAAGGAGCCCGAGGATGGCAAGAAGGCCGATGATGAGCCAAAGGATGCCGAATCCGAGGACAAGGATGATGCCGAGGGTGACACCGCGGCCGATGCCCTTGCGGACCTGAAGGATGCCGCCCTGGACGACACGGACAAGGATGCCGAGATTGCGGATGCCCCCGACCTGGATGATGAGGACACCGTGCTTGATCTTTCCGCTGGCAAGAAGGATGAGGATGACGAGGATAAGGGCAAGGAAGATGAGAAGCCCGAGGAAGATGACAAGGATGATAAGGACAAGGAGAAGAAGGACGACAAGGAGGATGATGAGGACAAGGAGCCTGCCGATGAGTGCAATAAGGCCGAACACGATGCCATCCTGGTGAATGAGGATGAGGAGTGCAAGACAGTCAAGGTTCATGTGTACGACATTGATTGGGACACTTCGGATGAAAAGCACTGGGATGACGACCAGCCGCTGGATGTGGATGACGAGGATGATGAAGAGCATTGGGACGATGACCAGATTGACGATTCCGAGCCGATGCAGGACGACATGAACGCCAGGGCCAAGGAGTTGGGGCTTCCTTCTGAAACCGACCTTGAAGTCGTGGTTTGCCCCGGGGATGATATGGATGAAGTCATTGCCGATGCCCTTTCCGATGAGTATGATTATTGTGTCAATGGTTTCAATTTCGATGTAATTTCGGACGACGGCGAAGTTGACGAGTCCGCCCTTGGTGACGCCTTCAAGTCCATCGGACAGGGGATTGGTGGACTTCTTAAGACCACTTTGAAGGGCGCCGCGGTCCTCATTGCGGGACTTGGTGGCTCGTTCCTCTTTGGCTTGCCCGGACTTCTGCTTGCCGTATGTATCGCATTCGGCTTGATGAGCGCCAAGGAAAGCGCCAAGGGCGTCGAGGTCGACGAAGGCCTGCTCGGCGGTGTCAAGGACAAGCTGAAGACCGTCATCGGAGTGCTCAAGGCCGACCCGAAGAAGTCCAAGGAGCTCAACGACAAGATGCTCGCCGCCAAGAAGGCAGGGGACAAGGAGGCCATGAAGAAGATTGCGGGCGAGGTCAAGGCTCTTGCCGGCAATGGTGGAAAGACCCCTCCGGATGGCGGGAAGAAGGATGAGGAAGAGATTGAGGTCGATGAAGGCGGAGACTGCTGCGAGTGCG